ATGTTAGAAATAAAAGGGAAATATAATACAGCTAAAGTATTTACAGATAATATAGAGGAAGAAGCTATTAATCAAATACTTCAAATTTGTAATCAAGAAGATTTTAAAGATTGTAAGATTAGAATAATGCCAGATGTTCATATTGGTAAAGGCTGTGCTATAGGTACCTCAATGACAATAACAGATAAGGTAGTACCTAATTTAGTTGGTGTAGATATAGGTTGTGGTATGATCACAGTACAAATAAAAGAGAAAGAAATAGATTTTGAAAAACTAGATAAAATAATAAGAGAAAACATACCTCATGGATTTAATACACGTAAGAAAGAACACCTATACATAGATTTGATAAACTTTGAAAATCTTGTTTGTAGAAAATACATAAATATAAAAAGAGTAAAACTAAGTTTAGGAACACTTGGTGGTGGAAATCATTTTATAGAACTTGATAAGGATATAGAAGGAAATATTTACTTAGTTGTTCATAGTGGAAGTAGATATCTAGGTAAACAAATAGCAGAGCTTTATCAAAAACTAGCTATAAAGAAACATACTGAACTAAAAAATACTGAGATTCCTAAAGGTCTCATGTATCTAAAAGATAAAGATATGGAAGATTATTTAAATGATATGATGATAGCTCAAGCATATGCTACTTTAAATAGAAAAGCTATTGCTGATATCATAATGAAAGAGATGAATTGGACATATGTAGATAGCTTTACTACAATACATAACTATATTGATATGGATAATAAAATACTTCGTAAGGGAGCAGTTTCTGCACAAAAAAATGAAAAGCTGTTAATACCTATAAATATGAAAGAGGGATCTTTGATTTGCATAGGGAAAGGAAACAAAGAATGGAATTTCACAGCTCCACATGGTGCAGGAAGAATATTCAGTAGAAATAAAGCAAAAGAAATTATAAGTATAGATGCCTATAAAGAAAGTATGAAAGAAGTTTGGTCGACATGTGTAAATGAAAAAACTATAGATGAATCACCAATGGCCTATAAATCTATTAATGAAATCAAAGAAAATATTCTAGATACTGCTGAAATTATAAAACACATAAAGTCAATATATAACTTTAAATCTAATTAATAAAAGTCCGTATTGCAAGTAACTTTTAACTACTTACATATACGGACTTTTTTATATATTTACTAAGCGTTTTCACCTACTGATATTTCTTTACTATCAGAAGCTGAATCTTGTTTAAATATAATTTTGTATACTTGAATTATAATTGTAGGTAACACAGCTAGAAGATAAATATATCCAAATTGAGTAGAATTAAGACTGCTAATTTCAAATAGATTTTTTAACGGTTCAAGTATAAGAACTAAGTTAAGTAGAACTAATCCTATACCAAATGCAATCCAGCTATATATATTTGAAAATACTCCAATTTTGAATATAGATTTATCACCTCTACAGTTAAACCCATGAAATAATCTACCAAGACATAATGTAGAAAAAGCCATTGTACTTGCAACACCTGCACTACCACTTTTTAATCCAATATGGAAAGCTAACATTGTAAATATTGCAATTAATATACCTTCACTAAGTATCTTTTTCAAGAAGTTTTTTGAAAGTATAGGAGCATTAATATTTCTTGGTTTTTCTTTCAATAAATCATTTTTAGGCTTTTCAAGTCCAATTGCAATAGCAGGTAAACTGTCAGTTAATAAGTTTATGAACAGTAAGTGTACAGGTGCAAAAGGTATTGGTAAAGATGCTAAAGAAGTATATATTACTGCTAAAATTGCAGCTGTATTTCCAGAAAGTAAAAATTTAATGGAATTTTTTATGTTTGTATATACATTTCTTCCGTTAGCTACAGACTTAACTATTGTAGCAAAATTGTCATCAGCTAATATCATTGATGATGCATCTTTTGATACTTCAGTTCCTGTTATACCCATTGCAATACCTATATCTGCTTGTTTTAGCGCAGGAGCATCATTAACACCATCACCTGTCATTGCAACGACTTTACCTTTTTCTTGCCAAGCTCTTACTATTCTTATTTTATGTTCAGGTGAAACTCTGGCATAAACAGATACATTTTCAACTTTATTTTTAAGCTCTTCATCACTTAGCTTGTCTAATTCTGTTCCTTCTAAAGCTTCGTCACCAGATTTTAAAATACCTATTTGCTTTGCAATTGCAGAAGCAGTTATTTTATGGTCACCAGTTATCATTATAGGTTTAATACCAGCATTTATACAATCCTCAACAGCTTTTGTTGACTCTTCTCTTGGAGGATCAATCATTGATATTAGTCCTAAGAATGTATATTCATTTTCATCATCTAATGAAAGTATATGGTCTTTTTTTATTTCTTTATAGGCAAAAGCTAAAACTCTTAAGCCATTTTCAGAAAAACCTCTGTTTACATTTTCAATTAATATTTTATCTTTAGAAGTAAATTCACTTATTCCTTCTGATGTTGCTATATATTTTATTCTAGGTAAAAGTACGTCTAATGCTCCTTTTGTAAGCATAATATACTTTCCATCTACTTCATGAGAAGTACTCATTAGTTTTCTATCTGAATCAAATGGTATTTCAGAAATTCTTGGATAACTTTTTCTAATATCCAATTCATCTAATGAATAATTTTTACCTAGATTAACTAGTGCTACTTCTGTTGGATCACCTATTTCAGTACCATTTTCAACTGAAGAGTCATTACATAATATAGAACTATTCATTAAAAAGTTTTGGATTTTATTATTTAAATCAAATTCATCAAAGTTAAATATTTTATCGTCTGTATATATTTTTCTAACTTTCATTTTGTTTTGTGTAAGAGTACCTGTTTTGTCAGAGCATATTATAGAAACACATCCTAAACTTTCAACTGCTTTAAGTTGTTTCACAATTGCATTTTCATGAGCCATTTTTTGAGTTCCAATAGCAAGAACTATAGTTACTATTGAGCTTAAAGCTTCAGGAATAGCTGCAACAGCTAATGCAACTGCAAACATTAACGAATCAAGTATATTTACTCCTCTATACATATTCAATAAAAAGATTATAACTGATATTATTAAAATAATAGTAGCTAACTTTTTACCAAAGTTATCTAAACTTACTTGAAGAGGAGTTTTCTTTTCTTTAGTAGTTTCAATAAGTGATGCTATTTTACCTATCTCAGTATTCATACCAGTATTAGTTACGATTACAAGAGCCCTACCGTATGTTACAAGACTACCTGAAAATACCATGTTTTTTTGATCACCGAGAGCTACTTCATCTTTAAGTATAGTTTCTGAGGTTTTTATTACACTCTCAGATTCACCAGTTAATGAGCTTTCATTAACTTGAAGTGAATAATTTTCTATTATTCTTCCATCAGCAGGAACATAATCTCCTGCTTCTAAGACTAAAATATCTCCAGGAACAACATCTTTAGAAAGTATTTCATGTTTTTGATTATCCCTTATTACTTTCGCAATAGGAGAGGATAAAGCTTTTAAACTATTTAAAGACTGTTCAGCTTTTACATGTTGGACTGTACCTAATATAGCATTAAGAACAATAACTGCAAAAATAACGATTGTACTTTCAGTACTGCCTGTAGTCATAGATACTATAGCAGCTATTAATAATATAATTACTAATAAGTCCTTAAACTGATCAAGGAAAACTCTAAAAACACTTTTTTTCTTTACTTCTGCTAATTCATTATAGCCATATTTTTCTCTATGACTTTTAACTTGAGATTCGCTGATTCCTCCTTTACTTACATTGAATTCTTTCATGACTTCTTCAATAGTTTTTGAAAAGTATGCTTTCACAAGATATCCCCTTTCATAATAAAAATAAAAAAGACTTTTGATATAACTCTCAGTATTTTGAGAATTATATCAAAAGTCTTGTAACCAAATTTAAGTGGTATATAACACCAGATTAGATAACTAATCGAACTGTTGACGTTATATTTTATACTACTCCCTTTCAATATAAAAAAGAAAATATTAACTTATGAAAGAATGATACAACATATATAATTAATTGTCAATAATATAATTAAAAATTTTTTTAAGATTTTTTATAATCATATCAAAATAATCAAATATAACTTGATATATAAATAAAGATTAATAGTTATAACAAATATTTAAAAAATATCCAATACACGTGTAGGTAATCCGATAGCATGAGATATCTGGTCAAGTGTAAAACCTTCTAATTCTACACTGTCAAATTTAATGTTTAATAACTTAAATGCAAAGTAATTTGCTTGTTTTTCTATTTTTCCTTTATTCACTAGACTTTTATTAAAAGCGGCATTATAAATATCAGTATGTATTATAGCATGACCTAATTCATGTGCTAGTATAAACTTTTCATATTCGATACTCAAATCATTTCTTATAAAAACTATTTCTTTATCCAGAAAATCTCTATGATATAGACCATCATTACCAAGTAATAGAATATTGTCTTTATCTAATTTATTTATTTGTATTCCTAAATAATCATAGAGATCATATATATTATCTGTTTTAAAAAATTCAATTAAACCATAAACGTAATCGTCAATCCAATTCATTCATATACCTCCAATGTCATTTCTTATATTTATAACTTATAAGTTTTAGTTGTCTTAATAATTCATTAGCAAAATCTAATATTTGGTCATCATCCATTGTGTTTATGTCGAAACCACCAAAACCCATAATTGCAGGTTGTTTAAGTATGAATTCCATAGCCTCTTCAGGGGTTTCAAATTGTGGACTTTCTTTAGAGTCTACTCCATCTAATAATTGACTAGTATTTATATTAAGTGATTCAGCTATAGCATTTAGAACTATTAAACTAGGATTGTATCTTTCATTTTCAACATCAGCCAAGTAAGAGCGGGATATATTAGCCATTTTAGATAAATCTTTTTGAGTTAACTTTCTTTCTTTCCTATACTTTTTTATATTTCTACCTATAGACATTTTTATCCTCCAAGCTTTTAATTTTATATGTCGTTATTTCCGACATTATTTATTATATAAAACCATATAACAAAATACAAACAACAAATAACGACGTAAATACAAGTCAAAATGAATAAATTGACGGAATTACAATAAAAAACTTAATAATTTAATATAATCGTTGAAAAAGAATATATTTAAATTTTTACTAAATGACGTAAATACAATACAATTATATGAAGAGGAGGGTAAACATGGGAAAAAAAGATAATAAAAGAATTTTAGGAGAAGTCATAAAAAAGAGAAGAATTGAAAAGAAGTTAACACAGTTAAAAGTATCAGAAAGTACAGGCATATCACGAAACTATATATCTGAAATAGAGAATGGAATATATATGCCTAGTGTAAATACTTTATTCAAATTAGCTTCTTTTTTAGAAATAAATCTAGATTGCTTATTAAATGACGTAAATACAAATCAAACAAAACAGATATATAGATAAAAGTATAATAAGGGGGATAAAAATGCATCTAATATCAACATATAGAGATTTATTAGGAGAAATAGAAATTTATCAAATGAGATTGAATGATTTAGAGAGAGAACATTATGCATTAGAGAGAATAAAGCATACACATAAGATAGATTTAGAAAGATATATAGAACGGAATTATAGAATATTAAATGAGATGGCAGTAGTAAAGGCAGTTGTAGAAGATAAAATGCAGACCAAGGAAGAAATACTAGATAAACTTAATCAGTTAGAAGGCTTAGAATATAAGATAGCATATAAAAAATTCATAGAAGGTAAAAACTTAAATCAAATAAGCCTTGAATTACATATAAGTGATAGTTGGGCTATGAAGAAATCCGCAGAAATTAATAAGAAAATGAAAAAAGTGAAGAAATAATGAAGATTTTTTCAAAAATATGAGTTTATAATAGTATCATGGAAATATATTTAAAAAATATAAAAATCTTTAACAACTAGAATAAATATAAAGATTAGACTTAATGAAAAATAAAATAACACTTTATATTATTTCTAATCTTATTATAGAAAGATAGTAGAAAATAAAAGAATGAAGAAATGATGAAGATTTTTTCAAGAATATAAGTTTATAATGGTATCATGAAAATATATAAAAAAATATAAGATTCTTTAATAACTGAAATTAATAGCAAAGCTAAGTTCACAAATTAATATTATTAGAAACTATATATAAAAATTAAATGTAGACTAATGATGAATTAAAACTGTGAAGAAAGAATGAAGATTTTTTTAGAAATATGAGATTATAATGATATCATGGAAATGTAATAAAAATTTATAAGACTTCATTGATAACTTAAAGATATAAAAAATAAAACTTAATGAAGAATGGAATAATAAAATAATTTTCTACTAATCATGCTTTCTAATTTAAGAATAGTACAAATTAAAAGAGAATGAAAAAATGAAGAAAGAGTGAAGATTTTTATAAAAATATAAAGTTATAATAGTATCATAGAAATATATTATTAAAAATCTGGACTCCCCTTAACAAATTAATATTTACTAATTTTTCAAAAGCGTCACGCAATGTGGCGCTTATTTATTTGAACTTGCTCTTTTTTAGTATTGTTAGAGCATAAAGAAACAAGATTGTAGCTGGAGCCAACCAGTAAAAAAAGGTAAGTAAGACTTAGGAGGAAGTTATGATGCATTTGAAAGAATTACTTGGTAAAGAACTTTATAGCCACGTGGTACAAAAACTAGGTAATAAACAAAAAATAGTATTGATATCCAATGGAGATTGGATACCAAAAGACAAATTTAATTCAATTAATGAAGAAAGAAAACTACTGAAAAGTGAGTTAAAAGAAAAAGATAACGAACTGATACATTTATCTAAGGAAGTACAAAGAAATGAAGATCTATTAAGGGAAATTAAAATACTAAAGAGGTTAAATAAGAAACTTAAGGAAAAACATAAAAATAAGATAAGAGAAATAAAGTTTGATAATAGCTTAAATGAATATATAGCTAAATCAAAGGCTAAAAATCCTGAACTAGTTAAGAAACTAATAAAGCTACAATATGTCAAACTTTATAATCAGGATCCATTATGGATAGAACAACAAGTAAAGCAACTAAAAGAAACAGATGGTTATTTATTTGATTAAAATTAAAAGGTGGATTTTTAATGAGTGAAGATGCAAATTTATTAGAAGAAACTTATCTTGATAGAGCTACAATAATTCGTAAAGTCAAATATAGAAAAGCAAATGGTTCAATAGGATTCAAAGATGAAATAAAATCACAAGATGTAAAATGTAAAATATCTAAAAGAGAAGTTATTGCTACTACTCAAACAGATACAACTAATATAGCTAAATATTTAGTGGATATGGTTTGTGATAGTAATGTAGATATTCAAGGTGGAGATAAAGTAGAAATAACATTCTTTAATGATATAAAAAGAAGCTATTTCGCAGGAGAACCATTTTTCTATACTACTCATTTAGAAGTTCCTTTAGAAAGAAAGGAAAGATTATAGATGAGTTTTGAAATTAATAACTTAGATAAATGGACGGAAAAACTAGACAACCTTCAAGCTAGATTTCCAATAGAAATAGAAAATTTCATGATAGATGTGGCTAAGAAGCTATATAAGGAACTTAAAGAAAGAACTCCAGTAGATAATAATGCTAAAGAAAAGTCAAATGACTTAAAAGAAAGCTGGAAAGTTGGAAACTTAGTAAGAAATGGTGACAAATACTATATAGAGATATTCACAAAAGTTAAAGATGCAACTAATGTTGAGTATGGATATAGAAAGCCTCAAGAAAAGGGAAAAAGTCCAGATGATAAAAGTATAGTCTATATTCCAGGTTATCATATGGTGAAAATTTCAGTAGAAGAGCTGAATAAACAACTACCTTCATATTTTCAAAAATGGATAAAAAATAATGGAGGAATAATGTAAGATGTTAAGTTTTAATGATATAAGGGATTCTTTCATTTTAAAGCTAAGTGAAAGATACCCAAATACAAATATATATGACGAAAGTATACAGCAGGGATTTGAAGAGCCTGCTTTTTTTGTACAATTTATTCCTATTTCAACTACAAGAGAAAGTAAGACTACAAAATCAAGATTGATTACTGTAGATATTCAGTATTTCCCGAAAAATGTTAATGATAGTGAGGAAATTTTTAAGATAGCTGATGAATTGGAGAATGCTTTTCAAGGCTATATTGAGGTGAAAGACAGAAAGTTAAAATTAGAAAATATTAAATACAAGATTGTACATGATGGAATAGGAAATGTACTACATTTTGAAATAACAATAAACTATTTAGAAACAATTCCTTTTGAAGAAAAAGGAGAAACAGCGAAAGAAGTAATTTTAAAACAGACAAAATAGAAAGGAGTGTAATAAATGGGCTTACCTTCAATTAATATAATTTTTAAAACTAAAGCTCAAAATGTAATCAAAAGAGGAGAAAGAGGTATAGTAGCTTTAATACTAAAAGATACATTATCTTCTGAGAATCCTTTAAGCATTACATCAGTATCAGAAATTCCTAGTTCATTAACTTTGGAAAATAGAAATCAAATAGAATTAGCATTAAGAGGTGGAGTTAAATCACCTAGAAAGGTTATAGCTTATGTAGTACCAAATGATGCTACTAGCTATGATAGTGCTTTAAATTATCTAGAAACTACTAAATTTGATTATTTAGTTATACCAGAAATAGCAGAAGCAGAAGTAACTACTATATCAAGTTGGATAAAAGATTGTAGAGATAAAAAAGATATAAAAGTAAAAGCAGTATTACCTCATGCAGATAATGCAGATAGTGAAGGTGTAATTAACTTTGCTACTGATGATATAAAAGTTAAGGACAAGGTTTATACAGCAGCTCAATACTGTTCGAGAATTGCAGGAATATTAGCAGGAACACCTTTAAATATGAGTGCTACTTATCAAGTTCTTCCAGAAGTAGAAGATGTATCTCATTTAACTAAAGCTGAATTTGACAAAGCAATAGATAGTGGAAAGCTTGTTCTTATGAATGATGGAGAAAAAGTTAAGATAGCAAGAGCGGTAAACTCACTTGTAACAACTACTCAAGAAAAAGGAGAAGACTTTAAGAAAACACTTATAGTAGACAAATGTGATATGTGGCATGATGATGTAAAAAGAACAGTTGCTGATTATTATTTAGGAAAGTATGTTAACAACTATGATAGTAAAATAATTTTAATCACTGCTATACAAGCATATAACGATCAGCTTGTATTAGAAGGATTATTAGATGGTTCTTCTATAGACTACAATAGAGTGTTTATAGACTTAGATGTTCAAAAGCAATACCTAAAAGAAATTGGTGAAGATGTTGATAGTATGAATGAACAACAATTAAAAGAAGCAAATACAAAAGACAAAGTTTTCCTAGGAAGTAATTTAAAATGGAATGACGCTATGGAAGACTTTAGTATTAACGTATCTATATAGGAGGTGCCTAGAATATGGCTTATGATTCACAAAAAACTATTTCAGGAACTTGGGGAGAAGTTTGGTTAGATGGTGACTATATTTCAGAAATTACAGGACTTGAAGCTAAAGTAAATTTAACTAAAGAAGAAGTAAAAATGTGTGGAGTTATGGGAAAAAAATTCAAAGTTACAGGTTTTGAAGGAAAAGGAACTTTAAAAATGAACAAAGTAAGTTCTAGAATGATTATGAAACTAGGTAATGCAATAAAAGAAGGACGTTCAGTATCTTGTACTATAATCTCTAAGCTTAAAGACCCAGATGCAAATGGAGCAGAAAGAATAGCTATAAAGGATGCTACATTTGATGAAGTAACTTTATCTAACTGGGAAGCAAAGAAAATATTAGAAGAAACTATACCATTTACTTTTTCTGATTATGAAATTTATGATGTTGTAGAGCCAGAGTAAAATCTGGCTTTACCCTTTAATAATGAATTTTAAAATCTGATATAAAAGGAGAGATATATTATGAGTAATGTTATGGATTTATTACTAAAATCAGATGTAGATAAAATAAAAATACCAACTAAAAAAGTAAAAATACAAAGTCTTTCAGATTCATTTGAAAATGATGTAATATTTACTATTCAAGCTATACCTGTTGAAGTATATAACTCTATACAGGAAAGTGGATTAGAGATGGAAGATGGAGAAGTAAATAATGTTGATATAAATAAAATCCAGATTCTTACAGTATTAGAGGGAGTTAAAGAACCTAACTTAAAATCTAAAGAACTAATGAGTCATTTCAAAGCTCATACACCTACTGAACTACTTCAAAAAATGTGTAGACCAGGAGAAATAACTAGTTTATACAATATAATAAATGATTTATGTGGATTTGGAAAGGATGCAGTAAGTGAAATAAAAAACTCATAAAATCTGACAGTGAAGTTAATATAATGTACTATTTGTTTAAAACAAAAAGAATTAACAAGCCGTCAGAATATTGGAACATGAATCTAGGAGATAGAATTGTACTAAAAGCCTTTATAGAAGAAGAGCTAAAAGAAAAATATATGAAACAAGAAGATATGGAAAGAAAAGAAATCCCTGTATTTATTGTAGATGTAATATGATTTATCTATATGAAAATACATGCCATAAAGTGAGGTGAGAAGTATTGGCAGAAGAAAATCTTAAAGCCAAGATATCTCTTGATATTAGTAGCTATATATCATCTATGAAAATGGCAATTAATAATACTAAAGATTTTCAAGATAATGTTATAAAAACTAAAGAGATGATTAAAAGAACATCTAGTGAAAAATGGGAAGCTAAAATTAAGATTGATAATAAAGAAGCTGTTATCCAAATTAATGCTATTAAAAAGAGTATGGAAAGCTTTAAGCAACATAAAGTTATAAACATAGCAGCTAATGACACAGCAAAGGAAAAAGTAAAATCTGTAGAACAAAGCTTATCTAATGTTACAAAGAAGCCACATAATATTGTATTAAATGCAGTTGATAAAACTAAGACAATGTTAGAAAGTGTTAGAGATAAGATTACTAACTTTAAAAAATCAGCTCATGATATTATCTTTGGCGAAAAAACTAAGAAAGTATTTGATTTTACAGTTGGTTCAGCTATGAAAGGTGAACAACAGTTGCTTAAATTACAAGGGTCACGTGGAGAAGAGCAAGGTAAGAAGGATTTTGCATGGGCCTCTGAGACGGCTAAGCAAACACCATTTAATAAAGAAGAAATGATTGAAAGTATCAGTCAATTTTCTAAATATGGGTTGAACTATCAACAATACTTTAAAGTAGCAGGAGATGCTGCCACATCAGCAGATAAATCACTTTCCCAAACTATTGATATGTTAGGAACATTCAAAAAAGGTAATATTGCTGAAGGGGTTAAGAAAGCTAAAGAATTTAATATTACCAGTAAAGATTGGAAAAATATAGCTGGATTAAAGACGAAGAAAGATGGTTCACTAGATGCTAGTCCAAAACAAGTCATGGCTGGAATTGAGAAAATAATAAAAGCAAAATATAGTGGATCAATGGATAAAAAGGCTAACTCTGCTGAAGGACTAATTGGAAATATAAAAGAGACAATAAGTGGAATGGGACTTGAAATAGGCGGTATAGATAAAAGTGGAGAGATAGTAAAAGGTGGAATGCTCGACCATCTTAAGAAACAACTAAAATCTGTAAAAGAAATATTAGATAAATTTCAAAACTCTCAAGCATTTGAAGTAATAAAAAATCAAATAAACCAGCTAGTCTCTGAAACTGGAGGTAGTTTTACTAATTGGTTACAAAGTCTAATAGACGATCCTGGAAAAATAGAAAAAGCTTTCAATACAGCTAAAGATGCAGTAGTAGAATTTGCTAAAAGTGCTAAGTTAGTTATTGATGCAGCTAAAGAAATATTTAATGCACTAAAACCAGTATTAGAACTTATGGCTGAAAATCCTAAAACATCACTTGGTATCTTTGCAGGGCTAAAGTTTGGTCCTGGAATATTAGACGGTGTATTAAATGTAACTGATAAGGTGAAAGGTGCCAAAGATACTTTTTCGAAAGTAAAAGACTTTTTAGGTTTTTCAAGTAAAGATAAGACTAGCGGAGGTAAGATAGCAGATAAGGCCATTAAAGGGAATAAAAATAAAAAAAGCTTGAAAGACATTTGTAAACCTAAGGGTCTTAAAGGAAACAAATGCAAAAAAAGTTTAAAAGATATTTGTAACCCTAAAAAATCAAGAGGTAAATCTAAGGGAATTTTATGTAGAGAAAGTAGTAAAGGTATAGGTAAAAAAGGAGTTAAAACTGGTTCTCAGAAGGGAATGAAAGGCTCTAAAAATCCAGCTTCAGCATTAGCAAAAGGTGTGAATAAAGCCTTTTCATCTATTAAAAAAGCTGTTTCTTCACTTAATAAAGTTGTAGGAAAAGCATTAAGAGGATTATTAAAGACCTTTAAAACTGTAGGAAAAGGAATAATTACAGTTATGAAAAGTGTATTTAGAGTTATAGTAGCAAATCCTATTATAGCAGTTATTTTAGCAATTATTGCAGTTGCTATTTTATTACACACAGCTTGGAAAAATAACTGGGGTGGAATTAGAGATAAAACTAAGGTAGTAGTAGATTTTATAAAGAAAAGAATAGATGGAATAAAAGAAACTTTCGAAAATGTTAAAATTAAGTGTAGTGAATTTGTAGAGTCTATTAAGGAAAAATGGCAAGCACTAAAGGACTTTTTCAAAAATCCAATCAAAGGAACTGTAAACCTTGTTAAAAATGCAATTGATAATATAACAGGTGGAAATGATGGAAAAAATGAAGATAATAAAAAGGGTAAAAAGAATGGAAAACATGCAGGAGGATTAAGTTATGTACCTTTTGATGGATATACAGCAGAATTACACAAAGGGGAAAGAGTTTTAACTGCTAGAGAAAATCGAGCATTTAATAGCGGATTTAAACCTATGCAGATAAGTATAAACATGAATGGAGTAACAGTTAGAGAAAATGCTGATATAGATAGAATAGCTGCAGCATTAGTAAATAAATTGAAAGAAGCTAGTTTTAATGCAGCTACAATATAAAGGGGGATAGATATGCAATTTTGGATAACTTTTAATAATAATGAATATAAGTTACAACTCCCTATTCCTCCTTCTGAATTTGAAATAAGTGAAGGTCTAAATAATACAAGCGTTGATATTAGCGAAATAGGAGAAATAAGTTTAATAGGAAAGAAGAACTTATCAACTATAACAATATCTAGTTTCTGGCCTAATGAACATTATACCTTCTGTCAGTATGTGCCAGAGTATAAGCCTTATGAATTTATTGAAATGATAAAAATGTTTAAATCATCAGGAAAGCCTTGTAGATTAATTATAACTGATACAGATATAAATATACCAGTCACTATAGACAACTTTACTTATGGTGAAAGAGAAGCAACTGGAGACGTGTACTTTACATTAGAAATGAAAGAGTATAGATTTATTAAAATCAACACTCAAAAAATAGGGAATCAACTAAATAATTATGAAACAACTAAAAGACCTGCTGAAAAAGAAGTACCAAAAACTTATACTGTTAAAAAAGGAGATACTCTTTGGGCAATATCTAAAATGTTCTATGGGAATGGTAACAAGTGGAACGTAATAGCTCAAAAGAATAACATTAAAGATCCTAAAAAGTTAGCTATAGGGACAAGGTTGGTGATATAGTTGAGAATAATATATGGTAATAAGAATGAACAAAAAGACATTACAGAAATAGTAGAAAGAATTACTTGGTCAGGAGATATAGGTCAAGTATCTAGAATGTTAGAAATAACTATACCATCATCATCTGATCATTTTTTTCCTAAGATAAACTTTGGATTAGGAGTTATAGAAGTCTTACAAATGTTAGACGATAGTGGACAAGAAGTATTTTGGGGATATATTTTTAATCAAAGTAAGGATAGTCAAAGTAAAACTTTAGTAGCATATGACCCTTTAGTATATTTAACAAAATCTAAACTAGCTAAAAACTATAAGAATCTTACAGCAGAAGATATAACAAGATCAGTATGTAATCATCTAGGAGTAATTCCAGGTAATATAGTACCAACTAGAATAAATCAAAATCTTCTAGCACTACAACAAACAGGATATGAAACAATAATGATGGCTTATACTAATGCTTCAAAACAAAACGGTAAAAAATATATGCCTAGAATAAATAAAGGAAAGCTAGATGTCATAGAAAAAGGAACTATTGTTGCAAAGAAAGAGTTAGATAGTAGAGAAGATATCATGAGTTCTCAGTATTCAGAGTCAATAGAAAACATGATAAATCAAATTGTTATAACTGATGATAAAGGAAATGTTATAAACTACTCTAGTAATACTGAATGGATAAAAAATTATGGACTCTTGCAAGAAATATATCAAAAAGAAGACGAAAAGGATCCTAATATAGTAGCTAAAAATATGCTAAATGATATAGAAAGAGAAGCTAGTGTTGAGGTACTAGGATATATGGATTGTATAGCAGGGAATGCTGTTAAGATTAGAGATAGTTCAACTGGATTAGTTGGACTTTTTTATATTGATAATGATACACATACTTTTGAAAATGGGCAACACACCATGAGTCTAGGATTAAACTTTAAAAACATCATGGATGAAATGGAAGCACAGGAAGAAGAAAAAGAAGAAACTACGGAGGTGGATGACGAATATGAAGAATAACCCTTATTCTACAATGCTAGGCCTTATGAGAAAACATGGCACAATTGACAATCCACCTTCATTAACATTAGCAACAGTGAGCTCATCTACACCTTTAAAAATAAAAGTATCAGGAGTAGAAATAGATACTAGCAATATTTTAATAGGAGAACATGTAATAAAAGAAAAACCTTTAAATACAGGAGATACAGTTGCAATAGTTCCATCTAATGATAGACAGACTTTTATAGTATTAGCTAAGGTGGTGAGAGCATGAGTATTTTTCCTTTTATAGAACCACCAACAGATAGAATTATAAAAAATCAAGAACTACCACTATTTTGTGAGTATGCATGGGATTTTGAAAAAAATATACCTTTGCTTTTAGATGGAAAGCTAAAAAAATTAGAGGGTAATAAAGCTTTAGAAGTATGGATATATAAAGCATTGAAAACAGAAAGATATAGATATCTAGCATATAGCTGGGACTATGGACACGAACTAGAAAGTATAATAGGTAGTACATTTTCTAGAAAAGCAAAAGAAAGTGAAGTAAAAAGATATGTAGAAGAAGCACTTACTGTAAATCCATATATTAAAGAAATATCTGAATTTAGAGTAGAGTTTGATAAAGATAACTTGTACCTAGAATTTGTTGTAAAAACTGTATATGGGGAGGTGGATATCGTTGTTTGAGAATCAAACAGAAGAAGCCATAAAGCAGAGAATATTAGATCGTATAGACAATAGCATAAGTAAGATTGAAGGTACATTGACTTATGATGCAATAAGTCCTACTTCTATAGAACTTGCACAGACATATATAAATCTTGGCTATATTGCAAGTAAATTAGATGTAGATAGTCTAGAAGGAACAGAACTAGAACAAAGAGTGAAAGAACGAACAGGAATAGAAAGAAAGCCTGCAACGAAGGCAACTACAAATGTAGTTATACATGGAAATATAAGATCAGAAATAAAAAAGGGAGACATTGTAGGAAGTAGCTCTGTTAACTTTATTTCTCTTGAAAATAAAGCTATAGGAGAAGAAGGATACATGAATGTCAACGTTCAGTGTGAAAAGTCTGGAACAGTAGGGAATGTTCCGACTGGTGCTATAAACTTCTTCCCTATTTCTATACCTGGACTAAGCTCAGTAAATAATCCTGATCCTGTAACAAATGGTTATGATGCTGAAAGTGATAAAAGTCTATTAGAAAGATACTATGCAAAAGTTAGGACTCCAGCAACTAGTGGAAATAGACATCACTATGAAAACTGGGCTAAAGAAGTAATAGGAGTAGGAGATGCTAAAATCATACCACTTTGGAATGGAAATGGAACAGTAAAAATAGTTATAGTAAATCAGAACAAAATGGTAGCAGATGATGAACTTGTTCAAAAGGTATTTAGCTATATAGAAGATGTAAGACCTATAGGAGCTACAATAACAGTAACAAGTGCTACTCCACAAAATATAGATATTGATTCAATAGTAACATTAGCACCAGGATATCAAATGAATGATGTATTGAACAAATTTAAAGAAGAAGTTGAAAGTTACAGAAAAGATATGGCTTTTAAAGATAACTACATTAGTTATGCAGCTATAGGAAATATTCTTTTTAATATAAAAGGAGTATTAGATTATAAAGATTTAAAATTAAACAACAAAATGGAAAGTATTGTACTTGGAGAAGAAGAAGTTCCAATTATAAATTCTGTTAATCTGGCGGTGATGTAATGGTAGAATCACAGAAAATCAATGAATTTGTACCAGATCTAATGAAGTACACACATAAAGATTATCTAAACTCTAAGTATATGACTCAGTTGCAAAATGGTATAGCTAAAGAATTTGGAATAATTGCTTATTATATTGAAGATATATATAAGCAATTTTTTATTAATACTGCAACATGGGGACTAAGTGTCTATGAAAAAGAACTAGGATTACAAAGTAATCCGGGTTTGTCTTATGAGGAAAGAAGAGAAATAATTAAAGCTAAACTTAGAGGAGCAGGTACTGCAACAAAACAAATGATAAAAAATACAGCAGAAGCCTTTAGTGGTGGAGAAGTTGAAATAATAGAGCATGTTGATGGATATTATATTGAAATATATTTTGTAGGAACTATTGGAATACCGAAGAACATGAAAGCTTTTGAAAGCATGATAAATGAAATAATTCCTGCTCATTTAGGATATAGATTTAAGTTTAGATTTGCTACATGGGGAATGATAAAAGACGCAAACCTAACATGGAATGATCTAACTACAAAAACTTGGGAACAATTTAGAACAATAAATCCAAAAGGTGGTGAACAAATATGAAAGAAACTATTAACTTGAAACTGAAATTACCTGATCAATCTGACTATGTTAATATTCAAGATTTGAATGATAATGCTAATCTAATTGATAGAGAGATAAAAGAAGTTAGTTCTCAAATATTAGGACATATTACAGATTCAAAAGTTCATATTACACAATTAGAAAAAACTAAATTAGCAGAAGTAGAAAGTGGAGCCAATAGATATGTACATCCTGAGACACATGACGCAACAATGATAGTAGAAGATAATATGCACAGATTTGTTAGCGATACAGATATAGATAATTGGAATAAAAAAGCTGATAAAATAGATATAGGGAATAAAACAATGTTGAAAACAACAAATAAAACTAGCATAGTAGAAGCTATAAATGAACTTTTTACATCTGCCAATAATGGAAAATTGCTTTTAGAAACAGCTATTGTTGGCAAGAAAGGGAATGTTTCTAAAAAAGAACCTGTTCCTACATTTAATGAATTGAAAAGTGGAGTAGAAAGCATAAAATTAGGATATGAACTTAATGTACCTACCAAAGATAAAATAATAATAGAAGAAGGAGTTATACCATCGAGCAACTTAAATCATTCTTCTTTTGGTATAAAAACATTAGCTTATACTGGAGAAAATCCATTAGACAATCCATATAGTTTATTAGGTGTAAAACCAGGAGAATGTTATTATAAACTATATGAATCAGATAGACGTTATCATATAAGAGATATTAATACTGGAATAAAGATAGGTGAAGGTTATGTAGGTACAGGTGATTGGTATGAGAATAAATATACAATGGATAGTAATGGCAAAATTCATAATTTTAGATACAAAAGAGTTGAGGGAAGAACTAATTTTTATATGAATGATATTGAATATTCATATACTTCCTATTCTAGTAAATCTGATCTTAACTTTTTTTATGTTACAGATGATGGAAGATATGCTTGTTTTTCTTATTTAGTCTATGATAGTTATAATAGAAAATCATGGTCAAATGTATGCTATATCGATCTTATAAGTAAAACAAAACTATGGGAAAAAAGAATTGAAGATAGCAGTATGAGTTGTAATGTCACAAGTGTATATGCAAAGAATGGACAAGTATATTTGACAAAAAAAATAGGAAAGAGGGACGATTGGGGAGTTGTACTTGAAGGAGATAACTATTTAACGGTATTAAGAGCATCAACTTCTAATGAAGTTTTTACTTATATTATAGGTAACGACTACTATAAAAGAAATTATCGAATAATGTATGTAGATGATAATTATATATTTTTTGAAAGAGATGGAACATTTTATAAACATAAACTAGGAACATACTCTATAAGCCATTTGGCAACTTATTCAGATGTTCCACGTCGTATAGACAAACATGGTTATTTCTACTATCAAACAGATAAGCATACTATTACAAAAAAAAATGCTGATATGAATACAATAGCGACATATAAAATGAATAAGTATGAACAGCTAAAAGATTTTCAAGTGATCAGTAATTTTTATCCTGATCATAATGGTGGTTTAATTATAGAAGAAAAGGTAACAAACCATTCTACACTAGAAAGTAATTGGAAAATATCTGATGTAGTTCATTTATATCCTGAAATACGTTTGGTACACATCATTCCAGGAGATCCGACATATACGATTAAAAAAATTTAAACGGGGTGTAATATGGAGCAACAAATCATAAAAATTGCATTGAGTCAGGGAATATGGGCAGTGTTATTTGTTTTCATGCTATTTTATGTTCTTAAAGAAAATAGTAATAGAGAAAACAATTATCAGGAGATAATAAAAGAGCTTTCTGATAAATTTAACATAATTGAAGATGTAAAAGAAGATGTTAGGGAGATAAAGAAAAAGATTTTTCATTAACAATTTAATAGGCCTTACAAATACTTAAGAGCACTCGTATATAAACAAGAGGGCTCTTTTGTTTTTAAAAATAAAAAATTAGGAGGTTTTGCTTATGGCAAAAGTATTTTTAGATGCAGGACATGGGGGTAAAGACCCTGGAGCAGTAGGACAAGGATTACAAGAAAAGGACATAGCATTATCAGTAACATTAAAAATTGGACAAGTACTTAAAGATCATGGAGTAAGCGTATATTATGCTAGAACTACAGATGTATTTCTAGAACTTTCAGACAGGGCTAGAATGGCAAACAATCTGAATACTGATTTATTTATTTCAATTCATTGCAACGCCTTTAATGGAAGTGCTAAAGGAGTAGAGACATATAGTTATCCAGGAAGTACAACAGGAGCCAGATTAGCAAGTTCTATTCAGAATAGTATAATTGCTGATAAGGTATATACTTTAAACAGAGGAACTAAAACAGCTAATTTTGCAGTATTAAGAGAGACAAACATGAATGCAGCTTTAGTAGAAACAGCATTTATAGACAATGCTGAAGATGCTAACATACTAAGAAATAGACAAGATGACTTAGCAAAAGCAATATCAAAAGGAATTTTAAGCTATCTTGGAATACCTTATAAAGAAACACCAAGTAAACTATATAGAGTACAAGTAGGAGCATATAGTGTTAGAGCTAATGCAGACAATCTTGTAAATGAATTGAAAAGCAAAGGATATGATGCCTTCGTAGTTTTAATTAATGGTCTATATAAAGTACAAGTAGGAGCATATAGTGTTAAAGATAACGCAGATAGACTGGTAAATGAACTAAAAAGTAAAGGCTATGATGCATTTGTAGTATACTATTAA